CAGTATCGACTTGGTCCATGCGCTTGCGCGTGTCAGCATAATCCTCAAGCTCCTTCGCTTTGGCGTCAGTTTGAGCAGCTTTCCTGCCACCAAACCAGCTTGCTGCCAGCGCAGCGACGACAAGACCAAAAGCGGCAGACCACATCTTCAGCCTCGCAAAGATCATCTGTCGCCCTCTGCCCACTTCTTGATCCGCTCACGCATGATCCAAAGACCCGCCAAGATGACGATGCCCGCGAAGGCCAGCGCCACGATCTGTGCGGTGCCATCCAACGCGCCGACCGCAGTGCCCGCCGCCGTGACGCCGGTTACGATTTGAGCGGCAGAGGCCTGCACAGTTGTTGATTTCAAAACTGTGCTGCGGTCCGACGTCTGCTTGTCACCATTTGCCGGCGTCAGGAACAGTTTGCGCTCCGCCTCACGGCGGCGCGTCAGCCCCCGAAGAACTTTTCCGCCCGCCTTATTCCATAGCAGGATCGCGTCGGCCGCTTTCTTTTTGTTCCCCGCGTTAAACTCGCGCAGCGCCGATGACTTTTTGAACGCCCCCGGCCCGATGTTATAGGCCAGAGAGACGAAAGCCCCAAACTCGTTTTCGTTGATCGGCGCGGTGATGGCTGGCGCGATTTGTACAGCAAACTTATTCAGCGTTGCACAAAGGTAGGCTTCCGCATCGCTCTGGCTGATCGTCATGCCCATCGCAGGCTTGATGCCGACACCTGCCATTGCCGTGGTGCCATATCCAATCGTCCAAATGCCGACCGCATCGCGGTAAGCATTGGCGCGAAAGCCCTCAAACTCTTTAATGAGATCAACGGTGGCTTGATTGTCGTTCATGTCCGTAACGCTCTCTCAATGTCATCCAGCTTAGTGAATACAGCTTTGAAGCTGTCCTGAAGTTGCTTGAACTCCCGGTCGTGCGCCTCTTTGTTCGAGGCCGCCTGCGCCCGCAGCACGGCCAGCTCGGTGGCGTGGTCCTGCTGCCGCTGGTAGATCAGCCAGACAAACGCGGCCACCGGGGCGACGATCCACTTCATGACCGCATCAAGAACGTCCATTCGGCATTACTCCACCGGGTAGGGGTAGCGGGCTTTGATCTCTGCGATCTTGGCAGTCCATTCGTCCATGGTGGCTTCCTTACGCTGGGCCATAAAGAAAATAGGGTCGGCTTCCTGTTGGTATGCGGAACGGCGAAGCTCCTCTTGGTCTGCCTTGGTCGGAGGGAGTTCAGGCTCAGGTTCAGGCTCAACGACAGGCTCCGGGTCAACGACAATCCAAGAACCATTGGCAAACTTGGCGCGCTGACCTTCGGCCAGGGGCGGTGGGGCTTCAGTAACGCAGCCAGCCGGAATTAGCCACTTACCTTCATCAAGCGGGTCAGCGTCAGCAACAGCGGGGACGACGTAGAAGCCGTTGTGGTCTGTTTGGTAAACGTGCATGTCTGACCTCAGAACTTGATGCAGGCGAGAAGGGCGATGTTGGTCGGGCGAGTTTCGGATGCGGTGCGGGGGGTTCCGTTTACTCCATCGTCGACCATGTATGTTGCATACGGGTATGGTGTAGCAGGCGCACCGTCAGCGCGAAGGTTGCCAGTGCCTGCGCCGCCGCCGCCGTCCCGCCCAACTTGCGCTGACGGGGTTACGCCGGGGGCCTCAATTCCATGCCAGTGGCCCTGAAAAGCATCATTCTGCGTGGAGCCAAATGCGCGCCCACTGTCGATGCTGCTGCCATCTGACCAGTTGCGGGTAAAACGTCCACGCAGGTCAGGCAGATTGAAGGTGGTTGACCCATCACCAGCGCCAAAAGTGGTGCCAATCGCGGCGAACAGGGTAGCGTAGGTCGTGCGTGAGACAGTTGCGCCGTTAGCTTTGAGCCAGCCAGTGGGAGCAGTGTTCATCGCAAAGTGCGCTACGGCACCGGCGGGTACTCCCGCAGAAGAAGCAGCCTTTGCGTCAAGCTGCGTCTGAATGTTAGAGGTGACGCCGTCAACAAAATTGAGTTCAACAGCCGTGGCCGTCACGCCATCAAGAATATTCAACTCAGCCGTTGAGAGCGTGGCGCCGTCAAGGATATTTAACTCAGCAGCCGTAGCCGTCACGCCGTCAAGGATATTCAACTCAGCGGCGGTTGATGTGACCTCCGTTCCGCCAACCTTCCATAGACCCAGCGACAGGTTCGGCTTGATCGCTGTCGTTCCGTCCAGCAGATCGTCAATGCTATCAAGGTCAGCGTTGAGCTTGGTGCCCCAAGTGTCTTCGGAAGCGCCCGGCTCCGGTTTCACAAGCCCGTAGGTCGTCGTTGTCGTGTCAGCCATCTCTTACCTCACGCTGCCCGCGTCCACGTCGCGCTTGACGACGTTGCGGGTGTCCATATCTCGTTCTGTGCGGCCTGCGTCGTCCAATCCGCACTATCAACTGTCGCCGACACCCACTCGTCGCCTGTGACCGATTGCGCTGACCAAATCTCGCTCTGCGGCTGCTCGCCTTCCCATTTGCGGGTGGCTCTCGCGGCGATAGTAGCATAAATGTCCACCATCGCGCTACCCGCGAAAATACGCTCGACCGAGGCCGTGGCTGCGCTCTGCGATGTGGAGATGCCGCCCGCCTCGTATACGGTCTCCGCGTTGGCTGTTGTGGCGCTCTCAGCCGTCACCGTTGCAGTGGGCTGCTGAATGCACTCGGCCGCGACCGACACACCAGAGACGCTGGTTCCTGTCGCGCTTGGCCGCTGTATACGTTGCGCACCTGCGGCGGCCGTCGACGTTGCGCTGGTGGCTGCGTCGGCTGACAGGATCGTGACTACGGCTGCGGTGATTGCCGATGTCGCTCCCAAAGTCGCCGCGGCTGGCTGAACCCTATTCACCCCGGCAGATGCGGCGGATGTGGCAGTAATAGCCGCGGCAACGTCGACGAGTTTCTCAGCCTGAGCGGTTGTGGTTGACGCGGTGGCCGACAAGGCTGCCGCGTCAAAAACCTCGCCGTCTAGGCCGTAAGCCCTGACGCCGTATGCCCCCGTCCCGTAGCCGGTGCGGTAGGCCGTCATGGCTTAGTCCAGCGTGACGTCGAGATCGCCCGACGGGATCCGCAGGACGTCGCCGGCCGAGATGGTCTTGGACGCGGTCAGCGCGGCGTAGGCCAGCATGTTGCCCGAGGTGTCGGCGTCGAAGATGGCGACGTGCGTGATCGTGCCCCAGCTCCCAGTCGCCGTGGGCCACTCAATGGCGGCGTTGTTCGACGCGGTGTTACCGCTGACGGTGAATGTCACGGCCGCGCGGACGTAGGCGCTGCCAGACACTTCCGTGCCGCCGCCAGTCTCGCCGGGGGCTGCGGTGAATAGGCCGACGTACCACGCCGTGGGGCGGGTCGGGGAGCCGTTGGTGAGCGCCCACTGCAGTACGCGGGTCTCAAGGTCGTTTGTGAAGCTCATGTCTGTCACCATCCGCTTGGTTTGCGCGGTATATTAGCACGTATCAGCCTTCAGGGCTAGGTGCCTGTCCGTGGCGCGTGCTGAAGCCGTACTTTGTCGAGGCTTCCGCCCTTGCTGCAGCCGCGTCTTCAATGCTTTGAAAGTAACCCAAGTGAATTATGCTTTTGTTCACCTTAACGTGCGCCTTCCACTTGCCCTCGCTTTTAGCCCAATAAACCCCGCAAATCCCGCTTGTGTTGTTGCGATTTATTGCTCGGTTCCGCATGTTCTCTTGATGCGTGGCTAGGCGCAAGTTGTTAATCCTGTTGTCTGCCCTGTCGCCGTTGATGTGGTCAAGAGAACTAATCGGCCAGTATCCGTAGTGAATAGCCCATGCCACCCTGTGCGACCTAAATGTTTTGTCGTCAATGCTGCCTGTGCGGTAGCCGAGACACAGAGAGGTGAAAGCCTCCTTGTCCGCAAACTGTGCGCGCCACCTGTTCGACATGTCTTCGCAATCACGCCAGAACAGTTTCCCTGTATCCGGCTCATAGCGAAGCCGCTTGTGAAGATACTCAATGGACGGTAAATTCCTGTCAGTCATGGGCGAAACTCCAGTTCGCTGTTGATTAGGGGCGAGATCGACGCGTCAACGTCTCTCGCCCCAAAACTTTATGCCTGCCAACTTACAGCGTCAAGGAGCGCCTCGTTTGGTTCTCATCACCAAGCCAGATCCGCCGTGTTTGGCGTCACTGGAGCTTGTGTTCAAATTGTTGATGCCCTGCGCGAACAGAGCCTCCCAGACCTGAATGCGAGGATCTTCTCGGAGGTACGGCGCGGAGTGAACCAGCGCGCCGTACAGGTAGACGTCCGGGGCCTCGGTCAGCAGCCAGTTGGATGTGTTGCTGGCTGACAGTGCCGGCACGCGCCCATAATACACCAGCGACGCGTTGTAGGTCAAATCCGGCGTCGGGTACAGCTCTAGGCCGCCGCCCGTCAGGGCGTAATTCGTGGGCCGCCCGACGCGGTCGTTGCGTTCTCCGCGCAGTTGCAGCATTTGCGCCGTGCTGATCGGCGCGACCTCGCTCGTCGGCGCGTCGGTGATCTGCAAGCGGATCGGCTGCAGGAAGTCGGCCGGGATGGCGCTGTATTGCGTGTCCAGTTCGGACGTCGATCGCTTTTCCATGCGCCAGTGGCGCAGTTCGCGGTCGATGCGGCTTTCGGCCAGTCGGATGAATGACGGGATCGCCGCCGTGAGATCTTCCCGGTTCAGAAAGTCCGCGATGGATGTTTGCAGCTCGGCGTATGTTGCGATGGTCATTTCATGCCCTTCTTAGCCTTGCCCGCCTTGCTCAGAGCGATGGCGATGGCTTGCTTCTGCGGCTTGCCCGCCTTCATCTCGGTGCGGATGTTAGCAGAAACCACCTTAGCGGACGATCCTTTTTTCAGCGGCATGTCAGTACTGCTCCTGATCTGGCTGCGCGGCGAGAAGGCCGAGGGGGAAACCCGCGCCTGCGGCGGAGAACAAAAGCTGCGGGAAGCGTTGGATCAGTTCTGCGCGGGCCGTATCAGACCCATAGGTCAGCACGTCTCTAACACCGGCCCGCCGCAAGATGTCTGCCGTCTGCGGCGCGCTCTCCGGCACCAAAGCGGCAGGGAAATCGCCGAGGCTGTACGCGACCTTTGGCTTCGCCTCAAAGTACTCCGTCGGCATCGTTCTTGCCGTTCTGGCCAGATCTTCAACGTATCCCCGCACATCACTCGGCACGTCGCCAAACCAGTTTGCGCTGCCGCCGCGCCCGATTTCCGTCATGGCCTCTGGCGCCTCATAGACCAAACGGGGGTTCCTTGCGTATTGCTCGATATCGCCCCTGATTATGCCGTAGGCATCCTTAAACGCGTTTGCGATCGGCTCAAACTCATTACCTGTAGCCAGAAGGCCGCGCGCTGCTTTAACCTCGCCCGCCGTCTTGAACTGTGGGGTGACTTGCGCCCTGAAAGACCCGGGGCCGTAATCCCAGCCCTCAGAGCCTGCCGTGTACGCCTTATCAGACCCCATACGCTTCATGACCGCGTCCAACGTGTACGGCTGCGGCTTTTTGCGATTGCCGGACGCCGTGAACAAATCTTTCGGGTACAGCACACGCTCCATATCAACGTAGGCCTCAAACCCCGGCATTCTTGGCGCGTCCTCAAAGGCCTGATAACCCAACTTTGCCCGCACGTCGCTGACGTAATCCCACATGCTGGAATACTTCTTTGGGTCAATCCCTTCCGCCAGACCGAGCTGCGCCGTTTTCATCATCTCGTCGGCGTCCGCGATGCTGTTGGCCGCGTCCATCCAGTATGTCGCGTCGCGCATGTGTCCAAAGTCCGGGTTTGCCTTCAACGCCTCCCGGGCCGTGCGATCGTTTACGAACTGCACGTCGCCACGGGGCTGTCGCCCGGTGTACGCGTCGTTTGGCCACACGTTTACGCTGCGTGACGGCAGCACCATCTCTGGCTGCGCCAGTAGCGTGACGTCCCCGAATTTCTCAAGCGGCGCATTGGCCGGCGCAATCGCCAGTGAGGGCATCGGTATGCCGCCGATGTCACTGGCCACCTTTACCCCGACCGGAGACAGATTGTGCTGCCCAACCATCAGCCCCGGGATAGGGTTGCTGTAGGTCGTCGGCATCGGGCCGCGCTGGTTTAGGCGCTCTGCGACATCACGTCCGACCGCGCGAACGTCCTCTTTTACGCTTTTCACCCCCGTCTTTAGGGCGTTAGGTGCTGGCTTTATAAGCCCAAGCGGCGCTAGCGCTGCAGCCATACTCACGTCGCGAGACGCGTTAAACCGGTCATATTCGCTGGTTTCTGGGTCGATTAGATCTGCCGTTGCGTAACCTGTCTGGTAGAACCCGGGGTCAAAAAGGTTTGCCACCGTGCGCAGCTTGTCTGGGATGCCGGTGTTGCCGAGGTAGTAGTCAAGGTTCTCGTTTATGGCCTGATCCGCCATCAGCATCGGGTCCAGCAGACCTCTAATGGCCTGCGCAGGGAACCTTTTTACGTCTTCCAGCGTGGGCTGATAGTTTACCACTTCGTCACGCCGCTTGGCGCGTTCCTCGGCCGCGAGCAGTTCGCTAAGGTATGCTTCTTGTTCCGGCGTCAGGATCATGTCAACGCACCCCCTGCCCGAAAGGCATGTCCATCAAGCCGGTTGGCTGTTGCGGTTGCTCTTTCGCTGACGCGAGTCCTGCGGATCCGATGAGACCCAGAAGACCGGGCCCGCCGCCCAACATCGACCGACGCGGGCCGCCATAGTTTACCCACGACGGCATGCCGCCGCCTCCGGCAGCCTCTGCGGCGGAGATAATTGCCTGCCGCGCTTCATCGTGCGAAATAAGCCCATTATCGGCCTGATCCCAGATTGCTCGTGCCTGTTGAACAAACGGGTGTTTTCCGCGAATGACGGAAGGCATTAGGGCCCTGAGCTGCTCCCAAGTGATCGACTGCATCTGGCGCGGGATCCAGCCCTTCTCCTCCGCCGCGCGTCGCGTCGCGTCGAAATGTAGGCCATACGCTCCTGTCGTACCTGTCTGCGGTGCGCCTGCGTTGCTCCACGGCATGTCCTGCTTCGGCATGCTCTGCCCCGCCAGACCGTGCCCAACCTCCGGCGCCGATGAGCCGTATGGCATCATGATGCCCGCGGCGATTTGGTGCGTGTCGGCCGTCAGATCAAACGGGCTGTGCGGCGAGTAAATGTTGTTGAAGAAATTTCTGACCTTATGCTCTTGGCCAAGCTCGCTGGAGATCGTCGCCAGTGATCCGTCACCTTCAAGGATGC